GTGGAGGCACTGGTGCTGCCGCTACAGCTACTTTAGGATCAACAGAGACAGATACACTACAGTCAAACGTTGAATCCCAAGCAGTAGCAGGTACTCTTGATCGTATTGTCGTTACTGCTTCTGGAGTAGACTATACTTCTGGAGATGCACTAATCAAAATTCATGGCGATGGAACAGGCGCAACTGCTATTCCAGTTATTAATGCAAGAGGAGAAATAACCTCAATTACCATAGTATCACCTGGTACGGGGTACACGTTTGCTGATATTACAGTTACTCAAACTTTAGGTACTGGCAGTGGTGCAACATTTCGTGCAGTGAGTTCTCCTATTAACGGACATGGATCTCACGCACAAAAAGAATTGTTTGCGAAGAATGTCGGTGTAAATGTATCATTCTCAAATGATAATGATGATATTATTGTTGGAGATCCACTCTCATCACCAGTTGCTGGTCAAGATTTTAGACAGATAGGTATCGCAAAAAATATTACACAATATGGAAGTAGTACATTGTTTACCAATACAACTGCAACTCCATGTTTTATTATTTCAACAGCAAATACAGGTGAGTATAGTTTAGACGATGTTGTAACATCATCTGACGGTGGAAAATTTATTGTAATACAAAAAGTAGATTCTGATGCCGACTCCGCATATGATCAAATATACTTACAACGAATATATGGCAATATAACTGCTTCATCAACATTAACAAATGTAACAACATCAACTGGTAGTTTGACTATAAATAGTGTTACAAATCCAGAGATAAATGTATTTTCAGGAGACATTCTTTACATTGACAATAGACGACCTGTTGTTAGAGATGTTGATCAAACAGAAACTATTAAAGTCGTATTTAAATTTTAGGACAAAAAAATGGCATTAGACCTTAACGTATCACCATATTATAACGATTTTGATGCATCGAAACAGTTTGAAAAGATTCTTTTCAAGCCAGGTGTGGCAGTGCAGGCGAGAGAATTAACTCAACTCCAGTCATATCTATCAAATTCTATAAACAATCATGCTCAATTTTCTCTTTCAGATGGTCAAAGAGTAACTGGTGGTGAGTCCACAATTTTACGTAAGCCATATATTAAAATTAACGATGTTGACCTTTCTGGTGTTACGGTTGTAGATGCTGATCTATCGACATATGTAGGAGACACGGTTACAGGATCAGTTACTGGAATCACAGCAAAAATTTTAACAACACAGACGGGTACTGATTCTGATAATAGAGATAAGAAAACTTTATACTTAGCTTATACTGGTGGTAATCCTAGTGGCACTGGATCTCAAGGTAATGCAATTCACTTTGACAAAGGAGAGACTCTTACTGTAACATCAACTGTAAGTGCTAGAAACAATAAAACATTTGTAGTTGATAGTACAAGAAGTACAACTGATGAATCTTTAAACTATTATGGGTATGGATTGTTTTTCGTAGTTTCAGATGGTGTATTTTTTGCAAAACAACAGTTTGTAACTCACAACCGACAAGAAATTCTATTAGACAAATATAAAACAAATGGAAGTTTTTATGTAGGTCTTAAAGTATCTGAATCTGTAGTAAATTCTGATTCTGATGCATCTCTACTTGATCCATCATCTGGATCATTTAACTATAATGCACCTGGTGCGGATAGATATAAAGTCTCAACGACACTTGCTAAAAAATCTCTTACGGATGCGGCTGATGAAGATTTTGTCGCTACTGATAAGATTGTAGATGGTGGTTATTACCAGAAACTTCCAGATGATGCAGACGCACTTGCTAAATTAGGTAAGATTCTGGCTGAAAGAACATACGAAGAATCTGGCAACTACATGGTTGAACCCTTTACCGTAGATATTCAAGAGCATCTTGATACTGGATTAAATAATGGTAAATTTGCTTCAACGGATCCTGATAGACCAGGAGACTCACAAAAATTAGCAGTAGCCGTTGGTAATGGTACTGCATATGTTAATGGGTTTAGACACAACTTTAGAACTCCAACAATAGTAGATGTTGATAAAGCAACAACAACAGCAATTCAAGAAGGGCAAACTGTATCAACCGGATACGGAAACTATTTCATTGTAGATGAATTTGTTGGTGCTTGGAATATTAAAGATGGAGATTTAGTAACTCTTTATGATACCGCAAAAAATGCGGTTACTGGTGGAACTTATGGTTCTACGGCAGCACCAGCATCTAGTAATATTATTGGTCAAGCAAAAATTAAAAATCTATATTATGATACTGGTACTGTTGGTACGGCCGCTTGTAAATATAGAATATACCTGTATGATATTGCCATCACAAAAGGCAAACTTGAAGACGCTGAAGGAATATATTATTCAAATAGTACTGATAGTGGATTTGCTGATATAGTTCTTCAAGGTAGTCCCGCAGTTGCAAAAATTCAAGAAACAACACAAAACAAATTACTCTTTAGAGCACCATATATAAATGCAAAAACTCTAGCGGCTGCTGGTGGTGGTTCATATGATACTCAATATTACTATCAAGAAGAATTTGATGTAACGTTTGGTACTGATGGTACCATGGCTGTGAGTACTACAGGAACTTCTCAATTCCCATATTCAGGAAGTCTTACACAAACAATCATCAATCAAAATTTTATATTGGTAGCAACTCAGAGTGCAACTATTAATGGTACTGCAACCGCAGAAGGAAGAGTAATTCCATTAACTCCTTCTATGATTATAAGTGCTAATACGGGTACACTTAATTTTGATTTAGGAACTGTTAGTGGAGCATTTACAGCAAAATTATTTGTAAAAGTTGTCAATGTTGATTCTACTCCAGTACCAAAAAATTTAGTATCTGATGTATATGTTAAAATTGATACTGCTACAAATGTTGGTGGAGCAAATGGTCCATGGGATTTAGGAATATCTGATATTTTCCAAATAGATGAAGTCTTTGTGGGTGATACTTACGCTGAGACTACACCAAATACTAAAAACAATTTTGTCTTAGATAAAGGTCAAACAGACAATGTTTATGGTCACGGCAAATTAGTTAAGAGTGACATAAGACCAGTTGCTACTACGAATAAAAAAATAGTTGTAAAACTTAAATGTTTTACTCCAAACTATGCCGCTACTGGCGGAACTTATTTTGCAATTGATTCATATCCAGTAGACGATACTGGAAATACTGGTATCTTTACATTTCAAATTCCTAACTATGAATCAAAAATTACAGGAGTTTATAGATTAAAAGATTGTATTGACTTTAGACCTTATGTTGTTAATACTGCAATTACAGCAACAGCCACTTTGGCTAACGCAACAGAGAATCCACTTAGAAGTAATACTATTAATGCTCCTGCTAACGGATTACAACACCCATCACCAGTAAATAATTTTTCAACTGATGTAGAATTTTATCTTTCTAGAATTGATGTTTTGGCAATTACAAATACAGGCGAATTTAAACCTGTTAAAGGAGTTCCTTCTCTTAATCCTAGAGTGCCCGTAGTTCCTCCTTCACAAGGAATGGCGTTTGCAGAATTAAATATTCCTGCATATCCTAGTGTGTCTCCATATGTTTCCGGTATAACGGGAAATAAAAATGTAGTAGGTAAAAGATTATTACCATCTAGAAGATTTTCCATGGGTGATATTGGTAGAATCGAAAAAAGAATCAATCGATTGGAATACTACACTGCACTTTCTCTTTTGGAGCAAGAGCAACAAAACATGAACATAGAAGATGCCAATGGTAACACTAGATTTAAAAATGGTATTTTTATTAATGTCTTTAGTAATCATGCTTTTAGTGATGTGGGTGATCCAGGATTTAAGTGCGCTATTGATCCACTAAAAAAGAAAGTTGGACCAGCTTACGAAGATACATATATTCCATTAAAAATTAATGATACTACTTCTACTGGCTATACACAATCAGACGCGATTGTTACTCTTCCGTTTACATCAACTACAGTATTTTCTGAAAATAGATTTGCATCCAAAGCAAGAAACTGTGTCGGTGAGTTGTTGTTTGAATGGGGTGGAGATTTAGATATTTCGCCACGCGGATCAAATAATGAATCTCCCTCATCGATAAACCCAAGGTATGTGGAAGATACTAGTCTCAACACTTTTGGTGATCAACTGGCTAGAGATATTAATAACGCGCAAATCATAGCAGACTATGATATGAGCTTTGCGTCCGTACCAAATCAACCAAAATCCCAAGAGTGGGGCGCATCACATGAGTCTGAGAATAAACATACTCATACTCATTTTTCAGATCCGGTAAGTGCAAGTGACAGTAGTAGTGGCTCAGATGGGTTTGGAACTCCAAACCGAGGAGTTCAGGTAACAGTTGATAATAATGTCAACGTAGATGTTACTGCAACCACTGTTTCTGAAGCAAATACTACTACTTCGGCTTCAGTTAAAGGAGAGATGATAACCACTTCCGAAACTATTACTGCTACTGCGACTAAAGAAATACTAACTGCTTCGGCAGGTAATTTCACCACGGATTATACTGCTTTAGGTGAGAATTTGGTGTCCGCTTCATTAGACTTGTATATGAAACCCAAGTTACTTTTCTATGTAGGACAAAGATTAAAACCTAATACCAGACTATATGGATTTTTTGATGGCCAAAAGTTACACGGTAGATTTTTATGGACAATTAAAGCAGGTAACAAGACCATTGGTGGGGTTACTAAAACCTATGTTGAGTGGGTTACAGAATATAAAAATAGCCCAACTACATCTAACAAGGTAGAGGATTGGGAAGAATATGCATGGTCAATAGGCGCGCCCCAGATTGCGTCTACCTGGTCAGGGTCTGGCATACATGGTGATGTCATAACTAATGCCAGCGGTCAGATAGGTGGCTTCTTTCAACTTCAAGGTGGTAGGTACCATGTTGGTGAAAGAATTTTAAGATTTACTGATGACGTTAGAGATCGTCCTGAATACGTAACAACTTCTTGTGAAGCACCTTTTAGTTCTACTGGTATTAGTACGGTGTCTCAAGAAACTATAATATCTACTGCTGTACCAAAAATTTCTTTAGGTAAAGTAAGTGGAGGTTCAGAGTCTTTTTCTTGGACAAACATTACCGGCGTAGAAATAGCAAACGTAGAACTTGCGGTAGATACTAAAACTTCAGTAAAAACTAAAACTGATTTAAATGTTGATATTGAAACTGAAACACACGTTCAAGTAACTGGTGGATTTGATCCAATTGCACAAACTTTCTTTGTGGAAGAACCTGATGGAGTTTTTGCTAAAGATGTCAAAGTATTCTTTAGAACTAAGTCTGAATCTTTGGGTATTACGTGTCAGCTTAGACAAGTTATAAATGGATATCCAGCAAGATCAATTTTACCTTACGGTGAAGTCTATCTTCCGCCAGAAGATGTTACAACAACTGTAGAAGAACTTGACGGAACATTAAGATTCTCACCAGTTGGTCAAGAAGATCAGCCATATGTTACAACATTCTCATTCCCTGCACCAGTTCAACTTAAAGGAGGAACAGAGTATTGTTTTGTTCTTCTACCAGCTGGTAATAGTCCTGATTATCAAGTTTGGGTATCTGAACTTGGAAAGGATAGGGTAGGAGTAGGAGTACAAAATCAACGAATCTTTGCAGAAGATACAAATATTGGTGGTATGTTATTTACTTCATCCAATAATAGAACTTGGAATGCCCATCAGGCTGAAGACATGATGTATCAGGTAACTAAGTGTCAATTTGCTACAAGTAATGGTAGTTTGATGCTTACAAATGAAGACAGCGATTATTTGGTAACTCAAGATTACACTGCCGGAAGACCAGAACCAGATTCAACTGTTTATGCAATTGATGCAACACTATCAAATGGCGGATCTGGACACCAAGCAGGTGATATTATTACTATGGCGAATGTTGTTGATGCCAACGGTGCAGTATACTCTGGTGTTAAAATAAAAGTTTTGGCTCCAGCAACTCCAGGAACAATTTCATCTTTTGAAATCAGTGATCCTGGTACTCCTCAATTAGGATTTAATGGGACGAGTTTGGGAGTTGTTAATCAATTATCCACAACCGGCTCAGGAACAGGAGCATCTATTGAAGGTAATATACCTAGAGGAATGATTACCGAGGTTGACGCAGTAAATGAAAAAGTAGAAGTTAAAGTTACTTCAGGATTCTTTAGAAATCAAACTACTGGTGCCATAGTCACTCCAATGGTTGCAGTACAGAGAACCACAGATCCACTGTCATATACTGCATTTACTATTACTGACATTGAAGATAGAAAATATAATCAAGTTAGAACAACGATGAATCTTGTTGAAAATGATGGTAAAATTGGCTTTGAATATGCGCCAACAAAATCAGCAAATGTCAATACTGCTGGTACCACATATGAACCCTTATCATTAAATGTAAGAAAAGATACCGCTGATGAAAAGTCTGTACGGTCTTATTCTAATGAATCATATTACCTAAGTGGTGCAGATACTAAAACTGTACATAAGAGAATAACTCTCCCTGCTGGCACAAATCCAAATTTATCACCAGTTCTTGAAGTTACTGCTTTAGGACTATTGGCTATGAGAAACTTAGTCAATAATGACAGTACAAATGAAACTTTACCAGCATCTGGTAATGCGTTATCAAGATATATTAATAAACCAGTACGGTTAGCTGACGGAATGGAAGCGCAAGACATACTTGTTCAAGCCGCCCTATTTCAACCACCTGGATCAGCTATCGAGATTTACGGCAAATTCCAAGCAGAAGCAGATGATGCAGATTTCAATGATGATTTGCCTTGGATAAAATTAGAAAGAGATGACCAATGGTCACCGTATGGAGCTTCTCAATCTGAAACAACTTTCGTAGATTTTGGATTTAAAATTCCTGACGCAAATAAAACAGGTGGTATATACACCTATACAACGGATAGAGTAACCGAACTAACTCTTACCGCGGCTGGGTCAGGCTATACATCTGCGCCGGAGTTATTGTTTAGTACTGGTGAAGCAACCGCAATTTCAATATTGTCTGGTACTACTGTTGGTTCATTAACACTAACAAATCCAGGAAGGGATTATGCGGGTGTAACCCCAACAGTTACGGTAGGAACGCAATACGCAAATTCAACAATATACGCAACTGGACAACAAGTTGCTGTAGGAGCAAATCTTTATACGGTACAAAGTGGAGGTACTAGTGCTTCTACTGGTTCTGGTCCAACACATACAGACGGCAGTACCCCAACTGACGGAACCGCAACGTTTGCATATGCAGGAGCTGCCGCTACAGTTACCGCTACAGTAAGTACAGTAACGTTTGATGAATTTAAAAAGTTTGCTACTAAATTAGTATTCTTGTCTTCCAACACATCTAAGGTACCTTTTGCGAAACAACTACGCTGTATAGCGGTAACTTAAGGAGTATATATACATGAGACAAGATAATTTTATTAGGGATGAGGCTTCTGGTGCATGGCTTTCAACAGATGTAGTTGGATTGAAAAACCACAAAAAACGAAAAGCAAAATTACAAGAGAAAGACAATCAAATACTTGAAATGTCTGATGATATAAATAGTCTAAAAGATGAACTCTCAGAGATTAAATTACTTTTAAAGTCTATAAACCAACGATAAATGGGAAGAGCAAATGGCCACAATCACATTAAGATCAGCTAAGGGTAGTCCCCTTACTAATACTGAGGTAGATAATAACTTTACTAACCTCAATAATGATAAGTATGAAAGTGGTGACAATATCTCCGTAGCTGCCTTAACCGCTAGTGGCGATGTCACCTTAGGAGTCGCAACTGTTACTGCCGCCGGTAGTACACAGGGAGATGCCCAAGCAATTACTAAAACTTACAATATTATTACTAGTGCTTCTGCCAACCAAGGTGTTAAATTACCTGACGCGGCAGCCGGACTAGTTATTAATGTCTACAACACATCTGGTGCAACTATCAAAGTTTATCCCGCTTCTGGTGATACTATCGATGGTGGAAGTGCTGATGCTCCTGTAGATGTTGTTACGGACAATGGCGCAGAATATGTAGGAACTTCTACTGGTGCATGGAGAGCAGTTGGCTCTGGTGGCAACAACGTAGAAGATTTTACTGTCAACGGAACTGCAAGTCTTTTAGGAACTATTAAATATGGTGTACAAACTGCTTCTGCCGCTGGTACTACTCAGGGTAACGGAACAGGAATTACTGAAACTGTAGTTGTTGTAACTGGTGGTTCTACTGATAACGGAGTTGTACTTCCTACCGCAGCCGCTGGACTTACTATCATTGTTCAAAACGCTACTACAACAGATTTTAAATTATATCCAAACACTTCAGATACCATTGATGGTGGTTCTGCAAATGTGGCAGTTACTTTACCGGCAAAAACGACAATTACAGTTACTTGTAAGGACTCAACGGATTGGCAAAGACATAGACCATTGGCAGTATATAATTCATCTGGTACATTGATTAACTAAGAGGATTCACAATGGCTGGCCCAATTACACTAAAAGCAAGTTCTTATCCTGCAACCGCTACTACAATTCAAGGCGTTAGGGAACTTACGACTGCTGAGATTAGAGATCATATTGCATATGTTATTACTAATAAATTTGCAACCGATACCGATGGGACGGGCACTGCTGAATTACAAGTTATTACGGATGCTTTAGATACAGATTACACTGAAGTAGGAACTTTTACGAATAGAGAAAGAACCGAAGCAGTGGGTACTCACCCAGCTGGTGGTGGCACTACCACAACCACATATAGAATCCAACAAAAAAATGCTGTAGTTTCTGAAAGTGTTACCAGACCACTAAGATGGGATGATAACAATATCGATGAAATGACTGATGGTCTTATCGACACAGAACTTTTAGATGAAGTTATTACTGCTATGGTAACTGAAGATGCTAATACAGTTGGTCAATATCATATTAATACATCAACACCATCTGGTGGAACTTGGGCAGTAAGAGGTACTATTACAGAAACACAAGTTGATGGAACTGATGTAGCATATAACCTGTATCAAAAAACTGCACCAACAACAGCCGCCGCTACTAATATAAACAGACTGTTAAAGAGCGATGGTACTGGTGGTAAAGCAGAAATGACCGATGCTGAAATGGAAACTCTCAATACAGCAATGAGAAATAGAATCATTAGTACTGGTATAGGAACTTATCTATTGAATAATGGTCAACCTTCTGCCGCAGGAACTTGGGCTCAGATGGGTTCAACAATGACCGACCAATTAAAGGATGTTTCTTCATCAAACTATTCCGGAAACTATACAGGATCATACACTGGTTACTATAATAGATTCTTTTCTGGATTCTTAAATGGTGCATATGCTGGTTCATACTCTGGTACATATACTGGAACCTATGCTGGTAACACCGTACAATCATCTAGTTCTACACAAGAAACAAAACAGTTGTTCGTAAGAACTGCTTAAAGAGTCTTTTTAAAGTGATATAAATAATAAGGCAGAGCATACCACTCTGCCTTTATTTTAATTATGAGGATATATAATGTCAGACCAACCTAAGTACAAAAACCCAAAATGGATTAATAAAGAAGTACGCTCTCTAGAGTGTGAGATTCTTATGGGTAAAGAATATCAAAACTGTATCGTCAATGCTGGACCAGCAAAAGATGGATTTGTTAATAAAGATTTTGATGCAATTATGGAACTTATTGGTGAAGAAGAAGTTGATCGTCTTACTGCAATAGAAGACGAAAAGAAAGAAGCAGAAGAAACAAAAAAGAAAGAACAAGCAGAAGTTCATAAAAATAGAGTTAAGCAAGAAGCCTTATTTGAAATGAAACTAGAAGCATTTGAAATTCCTCTGATCAAAGATTCCAAAAATAATGAAATGAAAAAGAATATTCGTAGAGCAAAATCTATTGTAGAAGTACAAGCATATTCAACAATACTGATTCAAGAAGAATTAACAGAAAGCAATCTAAAAGAACTATTATCTAATGACTAACGGCTACGTTTATGTGGCTTCATTAAATAAAGATTACTATCGCGCCGCAAAGATGTCGGCAGAGTCTCTAAAAGATTTTTATCCAGAAGCAAATATAACACTGTTTACTCACGAGGAGTGGGTAACAGATGAAGACTATTTAATTTTTAATAACATCGTAACAAAAGATGTTCCTGCTAATAACAGAGCAAAGTTATGGGCATTGTCACAAACACCATATGATTTGACTATGTACTTAGATTGTGATACGATGATTGAACATGAAGACATATCTACTATATTTAATTATATAGGTAATCATGATATTATCTTTACTAAGAACAGACCATATAATGCAAAGATAACAAAGCTAAATGACACAGAAGAAATGATTTATCATTGTGGTGTGTTTTTATATAAAAAAACTTCTGAAATAAAAAGACTAATGGATAATTGGTACAAAGAATATTTGATACAAATTGATCCTGAATCTTGTCTTGACCCTTATCCAGAAGAAGTAAGACCATGGGACACATTTACTATGTGGTGGCTTTTAAATAAAACCAGTTTTAAAGACTCAATTAATGTGGGTGAATTTCCATTGCCAGATGCCAGATGGAATTTTTGTATGGGTCAAAGACCTGATGAATTGGAAAACAATGAAGTTATAGTGCGACACTATACATTGAGCAGGGTATTTAATTCAAATGAATATTATATACAGACTTAATCCAGAACTAAAAAAGATGTTAGAAGATTGGCAAAAATGGTTTGACGAACAAGATGACCATGATACAATCTTACCAGACCCAGGTAGAGATTTTGGACATACGCTAGAAACAGCAACGTCTTCTGACTATCTTGAAGAAGTAAGAAAAGAAAGCCATAGAGGCACACCAGAATGTGCCATAGTTACAGACTTTCATGTAAGTCCTGGCTCTCCTAAAAAATATAGAGATTCTTCTTTAGAGTTGTGTACTAATGTTTGTGGGTTTTTAGGAGCAAAGTTTACTGCTGTTCACGCATATTATCCAACAAATGGATTTATGGGATGGCATTGTAATTGGGACACTCCTGGGTATAATATTTTGTTGAGTTATACGAAAAATGGAGAAGGGTTCTTTAGACATACTAAAGACTCTAGTATCACAACGCTTCACGATACTCCTGGTTGGTCAGCAAAAGTTGGATACTTTGGAGGTAAAGATGAAGACTCATCTAAACACGTTTGGCATTGTGCTGGTAGTACAGAACCAAGACATACATTAGGATTTGTTATACCAGACCTTGATATGTGGGAAATGATGTGTCAAGATATAGACGAAGACTGGCGAAGAAGTTTATTTCCTTAAAAGAACCCTTCTCTCTGACCGATAATCATATAACGATCATATACTTTTTTGCCGTCCCATGAATAGTATGTTTGTTGTTTAGTACCTTCATAGCCTACTTCTTCAATACCAACTTGATCTTTCAATGCTTCTATTGAATTTACACAGTTAATACCATACATCTCTTCAACTACATTACTATTTTGTACAGCTAGAATTGCTTGCGGATTCTTTGTTGTTAGTTCTTTTAATGGATACATTTGTTCTGTACACATACAGATAACTAGATCAACATCAATCTTATTGAGATTTTCAAACTCAAATGGAACATCTAAATTCCAATGACGAATGTTGACAAACTTTTCTTGAGCATAATGTTTGTGAAAAATCTTTGACAATTCAATTGACTCTTCATCAATATCTACAAGGTGTATTTGAGATACATCTATGTTTTCACACAACAGAGGAACTATTGGAATACCTAACCAAGAGTTTAATATTAACACTCGCATAGAACCAGTCTTAGTATAATACTCTTCAATATACTCTTTAACTTCTTCTATTAGCCATGTGCTGGCTTCCATGTTATTACCTTCAAGAGATTGTCTAAAGTCCGCCAATTTATGTGGCATTCTTTTTTCAATAACTGAGAGTGCTTCACCCCAATTCTTAAAGTTGTTTAGAAAGTTATAATTTAAATTAGAATTTGACATCTTCACTTTTCCCCATTGAGTCAAAAATACATACATATGGTAAGTCTCTATACACATGAGTTTCAGTATCATGTGGATAAACATACCCTTGATTAAAACTATACACCCAACCAATTGGGAATAGTTTTGTCTTTACAATTCTTCTATTGTAGAAAAAGTTATCTAGACCACGATAGTACCATAATATTTGATTTTGATATTCATTAAAATATTCGATAATTTCATTACTATTTAGACTGTCGTTCCAACGAAGAACTGACGAATTTAAATCAGTAAACTTATGTGGAACGTGGCGAGTGTCTTTATACTGTGTATCTAAATCATGCCACCAAGTCTTAACAAAACATAAGCAATCTTCTGCATCAAAGTTTGCTATATCATCAATGTTTTTTTGCAGTATGGTATCTAAATCAAAGAACATTTTCTCGCCCTTTTGAGTAACAATAGTCTCATCGAAGAGGTACATTTTATTCCACCACTTCTCCAATTTGTTACCACCAGGCAATGAAAGTATTTTAATATTAGAATCTATATCTTTACTATCTTCAGTTAGACAATGAAATGTAAAATCCATACTCAAGTTTTCAAGACAACTTTCATATAGTTGATTGACATGAGATGCATTGTATTTTGTACCCCATTTTACAGTATAGATATTCATTCGCCTCTCCAGTGTTTCAAGAGTTCTGGATGAGTTAAGTTATCTTGTTTTGTACTACCTCTACTTGCATCTTCAAACGGAAGCAAGTCAATATTAAACACACAGACAATACAGTTTTCTCTATATTTGGCTACATTCAAATCATCTTCATCCCACGATCTACCTCTGTTCCAAGAGTATGCCATCCATGATGGGAAATGATCCCACAAATCTTCTCCATATCTACCCCATTTCCAAGAGTGGTAATTATCAGTACCATCTGTATATGTAAACCAAATCTTTTCTTGATTTTCTAATACGTCTTCCCATATACATTCACACTGATCATCTGACCACACTTTACATGAGCCATTTGTATACGCTCCATGTGATAGTTTAAATCTTCTTGTTTCCATTGGTCTTGGATCTTGCCACCAAGACTTCATCTTTGTAGGTCTTTCCATATTGTATGTAATTATAGGAGTTAAGTCACCTTGAATAATTACGTCCAAATCGAAAAATATGAAGCGACCAGTAGGTTTGTCAGGAGCAAAGTTATGAGTATTAAATACAAAAGTCTTTGCCCTGTCCCAACACCTTGCCATCCCGTACTTAAAATCTTCCGCACCAAACCAATACTTAGGATGAATGTTAGGAATATCAGGAAAATCAATAATATTAACATCGTCATCTATACCTTCTGCGTCATCGGTATAGCAATAGAAATGAAACTCAAACTGATCAGGAGTATTTCTTTTTGCCATATCTTTTAGTCTATTCACAAAATGGGGACCATATTTTGTACCCCATTTAGCGCATATATAATTTACTCTCATTTACATTTTCCACATTTTTTAGTACAAATATCTAGTGGCTTTCTCTTTAAATGCTCACTGATATTTGCAAAATCATTATTATGTATTACTTCACCTGTAGTAAACCCTGCTAGGTTATTATACTTCATATTGTACGGATAGTCAATAGGGTGATATGGTAAAAGTTTATTTTCTACCACATCTCTTGCAATGAAAGCGCAAGGAAAAGCATTGCTAGACGAACCAATATAAAAGTATCCACTTTTTCTAGCATCACACCACACTGGATCTTTTTCTTTCATTTTAGGTTTAGTTGTTCTTATTTCATTTTTCTTTGCAAACTGCTTTAGAGTATGAAAGTCTATTGGTTTATCTTTTGCAATGGTATCTTCAATTTGATTCTCTTGTTCTGACTTCAACTCAGGCAGTACTTTTTGTATATGATCAACATATACAAGAGATTCTATATCGCTAAATGTCTGTAAAGTTATAGTAATATTTTTGTCTTTTAGATATTTGCATATTTCTTCCAACTCTACACAGTTTACTGGGTCTGTTATTTCACACATAAAAGTTACCCAAGAAACTTTGTAACTATCGAATATATTTTTTATACTCTTTAGAGTGTGTTCATTGCCGTCTACAAAAATATCATTGAACTCTATGTTCGTATCATTCTGGCGAGTACTTAATTGAATCAGTGCGCCATCTGGTTCTTCATCTTCATATAGACCACGATACAAATCACTGTATTGTTCTCCATGCATTTGAAAATATTTTATGAGTGTATTTGTATCATCATCTTTCTGATTCATGATAGAAAGCAATTCTTCTTTGGGCATGATATTGTATAATCGCTCAAAGACTTTTTCATAATCTTCTTTGTAAAACAATTCTTTTAGATATTCAATATAATATTTTTTATATAGTGATTGTATCTCATCCGAATCTGTGTCCCAAAAGATACACTGAATACCATGATCTACTACATTCTTCATAAAGTCTACTTTAATTGATGGTAAAGTATTTTTATGCCACATTCTTCTATACAATGCTATTGCTTGTAGTCTAGTTATTTTCCAAAAGTATCTTACTGGTCCGTGTACTTTTACTTCTTCTGCTACGACTTTGTGCATCTTAGAAATATATCTTTCTTTGTAGAAATCATATACTTCCATTACAGTTTTGTTCCAGTACAATGATTCGTCACCATTTACGAGCATTGAATCGTCTGGATAATCAGCAATAAACTTCTTGTGCATAGAAATCATATCACCAGTTTCATAAAGTTCTCTTATGGTCTGTAAATGTATTGAATCTATTTGTCTGATAAATGTGGTATCTGATATTTCTCTTTCTAATTCTGGAAGAGATTTCTTTATATCGTCTACATTACCAGTTAAGTGTGCATCTATCTCTGGAAAATCATTTACGAATTTATCAACAAGAGACTGCAAATCATTGCTCTTTATCAGTGATTCAATATCTTCAACAACCTCTTTATTCATAAAACGATTCTCTAACATTTCATCTGTCAGAGATTTCATTCCTAACCATTCTTTTAGAGTATTGAAGTTCTTTGAGTACTGATCCCAATCAGATTGTAGGCTAGGCAAATCTTTTGCAAATTTCTTTTCTAGTGTATCGTAGTCTTTATTTGTGAGAAGATTCTCAATCTTAACCGTGTGCTTGTTTCTAGTAAAGAAGTTTTTAGGAAATTTGGGTAACCATAACTTTTCAAATTCATCTTTGCCATGCCAGTGTATGAGTAGATTGTAGTTTTTTAATTCATGTGGCTTTATATTTTTACTTTTCTTATTTACTAAATCCACATTGAACAGACAAAATTTAGCATTTTCTCTGTATAGTTGTTCTGTAGTATCATCGGGATATTGTTTGCCTCTATTATAAGAGTACACCCAATCTACTGGCAAGAAACTCCAGTAGTTATCACCTACTACTTGATGTTCTCTGTACGGATAGTAATTATCTGTACCTTTGTAGAACGTTTTAAATACAACATCTTTGTGTTGCATAACATCGTTATAAATCTTTTCTCCTTGATCAGTACACCACAACATTACACTTGAGTTATACAGTGACCCTCTTATATCTAAGAACCTTCTATCAGAAGTTACTTCTGGATTTTCCCAGTTAGAATATATCATGTGAGGAGATTTGGCTAATTGTTCTATATCATCTATGTTGTTTTGAATCACAACATCCAAGTCCAAGTAACAAAAAGGTCCTTTAGTTTTTAGCCATATGTGAGAATTGAGCATGAGAAACTTGGCTCTGTCCCAGCAAAAGTTTTCTTTACCAAACCAATATCTTGGATGAAGAGGGTCAACATTAGGAATAGGGCGGGTTGTAATACCCTTGTTTATGCCTTCTGGTTCATCTGTGTAACAGATAAATTTGAAACGCTTAGAGTAGTTGCGCTTAACCATTCCATGAAGGTTGTTTACATAATCTGAGGTGTATTTGTTACCCCATTTTATGCATAGAAAGTGCATCATAATATTTCTGTCTCAAATTAACGGTGGTTTCACTTTGTCCGTTCAGTAGTACTATAGGATATTCTGGTAATATCTGATACGCTCTAGGTGAAGTATCAGTCTCAGTATCTACACCACACAAAAATGAATAAATCATATTTTTAGGAAATGTTCTTTTAATCAATTTTTCATGGAATAAATACCAATCATCATTGTCTTTATATTTAGTCATGTAGTAATCAATGTTTTCTAGCCAATCATCATATATCAAAGATGGGTGCTTTTCATCTGAATTCCATGTCATCACCGAAGAGTTGTATTTACTTCCAAAATCTTTCCAGTAGGTTTGACATATAGTTGGCTTATCACAGTAAGAAAAGAATTCATATATGTCACATTGTAACACAATATCTAGGTCTAAGTAAAGAACTTCACCAATATTTTTTAGACTAAATAGTTGTATCTTTCTCCAATTACTTTCAATATCTTCATTAATGAATTTAACATCTATTTCAGGTCGAAGTAAATGTGCATGGTCTGAAGTAGTCAAACAAACATAGTTATATTCGCCACGAGTACTATCATATATTCTATGTACGTCATCAACGCTATACTTATCTCCATATAGAAGGGTTAGGATTGTCTTCAAGTCTAAACTCCATGTTATATAAATAGATTACAGAACAGAGGAACTGCAATATATGGCAACGGTAAATAATATCGTGATTGATCAGGGCACTACCTTTTCATTTACGGTCAATCTTACGAATGACGATGGTACCAAGAAAGATTTGACGAATTATGCCGTCACTTCTCAGATGCGTAAAAGTTATTACACTACTACTTATACGTCATTCAATACAGCGCAAATAGATTTAGAGGGGCAGATTACTATATCTTTGACCGCCGCTCAGTCATCTGCTGTAAAGGCTGGAAGATATGTTTACGATATTGAGATTGCTAGTTCAACTGAAACATTGAGAATTATGGAAGGAATTGTGACAGTAACTCCGGAGGTTACCAAGTAATGGCAATAAAAGTAAGCATACCATCAAATTCAAGTACTACGAAGGTAAGCATACCATCAACTAGTACTATTGCTTCAGTTGTTACTACACAATCTCAGGCAATTACAAACGCAAAGTTACAAAACTTAGCCAATATTGATATTTCAACTAACGGTTTATTGGACGGTCATACTTTGGTTTATGATGAAGAAACAGGCAATTTTGTTGCTCAAGCATTAACTGCATCCGTTGACATTGATTCATTGAATCTAACGACACTGGATGGCGGAACATATTAGTGACTACATTCGTTATGAACAAAAGATTTCAGTAAACCTAAAAAAATGAGGAAAGATTAAATGGCAACCACAATTCAGATTAAGCGATCAACCGCTTCTGCCGCGCCAGCAACTACTGATTTAGTAGAAGCAGAACTGGCATATAGCCAAGACAAAAGCAATGATGGCACAGGTGCCATCCTTTATATTGAATCCGTAAACAACGATAACAGTGCAGTAATCCACAAACTTGGTGGTAAATTCTATACAGATATCGTTGACGGTGCAACCAATGCGAACACCGCAAACAAACTTGTAAAAAGAGATGCGAGTGGTAACATTGCCGCTGGTACTATTACGTTTGGCAGTCTTACTGACGGTACAATCACAGCAACTGGCTTTGTTGATGAAGATAATATGAGCAGTGATTCTGCTACACTTATCCCAACTCAGCAATCAGTTAAAGCATACGTAGATTCTAAAGATTTCTATGTAGACCTTGGTATAGCTGGCGACTCTGGTACTGGAGCAATTACAGATGCAGAGACACTTACTCTTACTGGTGGAACAGGTATCACAACAGCGGTATCTGGCAATGCAGTTACTCACACACTAGATAACACCGCAGTAAGTGCGGGTAGTTATGGTAGTGCTACTGCTATTCCTACTTTTACAGTAGACGCACAAGGTAGATTGACAGCCGCAGGTACTGCTTCAGTTTCAACTTCATTTACTATTGCTGGTGATAGTGGCACTTCAAATGATATTGATGGCGGAGAAACTCTTACTTTCAATGGTACAACAAATGAAATAGAAACCGCAGTATCAGCAAATGCAGTTACTATTGGTCTTCCTACTAACCCAACAATCGGTGGTAATCTTACTGTCTCTGGTAACTTGATTGTTTCTGGTACTAGAACAGAAGTAAACACACAGACTTTGGAAGTAGTTGATCCACTATTTGCACTTGCAACGAACAACAGTAGTTCCGATGCAGTTGATATTGGTTTCTACGGACTCTATGACACGTCTGGATCTCAAGACCTATACAGTGGTCTTTTCAGAGATGCAAACGATGGTAAGTGGAAACTGTTTAAAGATACACAAACAGTACCAACAACAGTGGTTGATACTACTGGTACTGGTTATGCAGTCGCATCACTAGTAGCAAACTTGGAAGGCAACGTAACTGGTAACGTAACTGGTACAACTTCAAGTATTGCAAACCATGATACGGATGCCCTTAGTGAAGGATCAAGTAATCTTTACTACACAGCCGCACGTTTCAATAGTGCATTTGACACTAGACTTGACGCCGCAACTATAGACGGTGGTACTTACTAACAATTAATTATTTTTGGAGATGATACATGGATGAGAAATTAGTGAATCAATATATTCAAACTATGGCGGAAGAAATTAACCGCTTGACGCAAGAAAATATTGTTTTGAAATCGAAGTTAGTGATTGCAACACAATCATTGAATACTCAGAATGAAGAAACAAAAGAAGAGGACTAAATGGCTACAGTAATACGATTAAAAAGATCCGAAACAGCAAGTGATGCACCAACTGCATCTGACTTAGCTGTGGGTGAAATTGCCATGAATATGGCAGATCGTCTACTGTACTCTAAGAAAACTGACGGAAGTATAATTTCCATAGGCGCCGCAAGATTACCAGAATCTTTTACTTGGTCAAATGACTTAGATTTTGGTACCTTAGCTACTGCGACTGGAGATGCTTACGATTGGGGTGACCTCACAACTGCTTCAACTGCGTATGATATGGGCGCTGTAATAACAATAACCAATATACATTCAGATGCGCCTGCCAGTGCAACTGCAAGTGGAACAAAAGGGGATTTAACTTTCGACTCGGACTATATGTACGTCTGTGTCGCTACTAATACCTGGAAACGTGTTGCGCTTTCAAGTTGGTAAGCTAATATATATTTATAGAGAGTAAAGAGATAAACTATGCCAACAAAATTACAATTACGAAGAGGAACTACGTCAGATCATTCTAGTTTTACTGGAGCGGTTGGAGAAGTAACTGTCGATACTACACTGGATACTCTGGTAGTCCACGATGGATCAACTGCCGGTGGATTTACTCTTGCCAAACTATCGAACATAAGTGTAACAGATTCTGGTGGTGATGGATCGCTTTCTTACAACAGTTCAACTGGAGTACTTACTTATACTGGACCAAGCGCATCGGAAGTTAGAGCGCATATTACTGCCGGTGCTGGTATTTCAGTTTCAAGTGGTGTTGTTACATTAGATATACTTGACGAAGACAATATGGCAACAGACAGTGCCACAAAAGCACCGTCACAACAATCAGTAAAAGCATATGTAGCGAGTCAAATAGCCACAAAAGATAATACAGATGAGATGACTGAGGGGTCAACTAATCTTTATTTTACAAATGCAAGAGCAGATGCTAGAATTTCAAATGCTTTAATTGACGAAGATAATATGGCAAGTGACAGTGCCACTAAACTTCCAAGTCAACAATCAGTAAAAGCATATGTTGATGCACAGACAACAGATGAAACTGCGGAAGGGTCATCTAATTTATATTACACCAATTCCCGAGTTAATTCACAAATAGATTCATATCTCAATGCATCAACTGGAATAACACTTGCTGGTAGTGGCGCTATTGCTGTTAATACCAGTGTTATACCAACTATAACTGCAATGAACACTGCTATCTCAACCGCAACAGATGCGCTAGTTGACTCAGCACCAGGTGCATTGGACACATTAAACGAGTTGGCGGCTGCTATGGGTGATGACGCAAACTTTAGTACAACAGTAACAAACAGTATAGCATTAAAAGCACCACTTGCTAGTCCAGGTCTTACAGGTATACCAACAGCACCAACAGCAAGTACTGGTACAAACACTTTACAATTGGCTACTACTGCATTTGTGAAACAAGAAATTGATGCACTCAAGGCACTCTTGTATGCATATGATCAATCATAAGGCGGGTTAAATGGCATTATCAAGTAGACAAGGACTTATAGACTATTGTTTAAGACGCTTAGGGTTTCCTGTAATCGAAATTAATATTGACGATGATCAGATAGAAGACCGAGTGGATGATGCTTTACAGTTATTTCAAGAATATCACTTTGATGGTGTAGAAAGAACTTACGTAAAGCACCAGATTACAGGCTCTACATTAAATATATCTACGTCCATTGCGAGTAACTTCAGTAAAGGAGAAACTCTAACTGGTGCAACTAGTGGCGCAACAGCTATACTAGTTAGCGGAACTGGTACTGCTTTTACCATAGACAATATTCTAGGTACATTTACTGCAGGAGAAGTTATCAATGGTTCGGTAAGTGGACTATCTGCTACTCTATCATCTTCTAATCACTATACTGCTGGTGATATGGAAAAAGGTTACATTCCTATAGGCACTGAGATTTTAAGTATACAAAGATTATTTCCGGTTGGACAAAATGATGCCACAACTGGTACAAACAATATGTTTGATCTTATGTATCAGTTTAGAATGAATGATATGTACAGTTTGTTAAGTGCTGACCTCACGTATTACACCATGGTACAAAGCCATTTAACAACACTGGATCAAATGTTTGTTAATCAAAGACAAATACGATGGAACAGAAAAACTAATAGACTTTATATCGATACTGATTGGGATATGACATTTAATGTAGGAGATTACGTTATTGCAGAAGCATATGCAATTTTGAATCCAGAAACATACAACGAAGTATATGACGATATGTTCCTAAAGAAATATCTAACCGCATTGTTAAAAAGACAATGGGGAGAAAATATGAAAAAATTTGGTGGAATACAATTACCAGGTGGAGTAACTTTAAACGGTGTAGAATTATTTCAAGAAGCTACTGCCGAGATCGCTCAGATCGAAGACGAGATGCAAATGAAATACGAACTACCACCGTCATTTATGGTGGGATAAATAGAGCATGGCTACTAACTTTTATTTCCAAAATGGCGATACTTCAGGAACAACTTCAGAACAACGGCTGGTAGAAAGCCTTGTAATAGAAAGCCTGAAGATTTATGGGCATGATGTTTTCTATTTGCCTCGGACTCTGGTAAATAGAGATACGATCTTTGATGAAGATGCTCTATCTAAGTTTACTCAATCATATCCTCTAGAAATGTACCTTGAAAACGTTGAAGGGTTTGAAGGTGAGGGAGATATATTTTCTAAGTTTGGTATTGAGATAAGAGATTCTGCAACCTTTGTTTTAGCCAAGAAACGATGGGAAGATTTAGTAGACACTTCTGGTGGTACTTTTCAGTTAGAAGCAAGACCTGCAGAAGGAGACTTACTGTATTTTGCTAAGACAGGATCGCTATTTGAAATTAAATTTGTAGAGTTTCAAAATCCATTCTATCAATTAGGAAAGATATACGTATTTAGATTACAGTGTGAGTTATTCGAATACAGTTCGGAAGCACTTGATACGGGCAATACTGATATAGATGTTATTGAAGATAACAATTCACTAGATACATTCTTGTATCAGTTGAAGACTGAGACTGGTGATAATCTATTAACAGAAACCCGAGATGCACTTATCAAAGAAGATTACGCAACAAATAAGACCAATGCAAACACAGATAATGCAGACTTTATGAACTTCAGTGATATACTAGACTTTACTGAAGTAAATCCATTTGGTGAGGTAGGCTAATGTTTAAAGATAAACAATTTTATCACTCGACTACAAAGAAAGCTATTATTGCATTTGGTACAATCTTTAGTAATATACAGGTTGAAAGAAAAAACTCTGCGGGTGAAGTAGCACAGTCAATAAGAGTACCTCTTGCGTACTCGCCAAAACAAAAATTTCTATCTAGAATTGCGGCTATACCAGATGTTGAATCTAGGGGTGAAGTTGCAATAACATTACCTAGAATGGGATTTGAGATTACTGGTATCGCATACGATCCTAATAGAAAGATTTCTCCAATCAATAAGAATGTTGCATTGCATACAGACAGCACTCTTACTGCTAGAACTAGTTTTGTATCTAC